ACGTCGAATGAAAGCAAAGTAGCAGATCTGTGTGTAGTATGCAAAGGGATTGCTACTCTTTGCTGGATCAAAGTTTGTGAGGTACTGTAAGCAATTTTCAATGCCATCACTAACAAGCTCTTCTTTGTATGAGTAACCATAGAAATTTGGTCGTGATGCAAACCTCGTTGCAATGTCGAGAATGCACTTTCCAATGTACTCAGGCACACGAGCATCAGGATTTGTTTTTAGCTTTTCCTTGTAATCAATGATTGCTTGTAAGAATTGTTTGTTGTCAACATAATTTGCCATAGTAAGCTCCTTTAGCACAGTATAACACCATATAACAGATAGTCAAAGATAGACCAAAAGATTGACAGGCTTTCGCCGCTGTCCTATAATCACCGTGTACCCGGATGATGATACTAAAACTTAATTGTTTTGATATCGAATGTGAACTGTTCGGCTTGATACGTCTCGATACGTTCCTTAAGGTGCTTCATTGTATGGTTCAACTTTGACTTTATAGAAAAGTTGTCTGCTATATCATACAGTTTGCAAGACTCTTTACCTTCCTTAAGACGCAATCCTCTACCAATAGATTGTAGATTCCGTATCTTACTCTTTGTTGGACTAGCAAAAATTATGTTCTCAATGCTGGGAATGTTGATTCCAGTTGATGTTGTTCCATAAGAACAGATAACAATTGCGTCATCATGTGTATCTAGTACCTTACGAATACGTTCTCTTTCCTCTGTGGTTACCTCGCCTGATATGTAGAACAAAGGTCTTTCACCACAAAGTTCTTTTGCTATGTCATATAAAGGCTTGCCTTGCTTCTCCACGAACTGAAACAGTATAAGAGTGTTACCCTTTGAAGCCTTTGCAAGTTTGACTATAAATCTGTTTCTCTTTTCGTTTGAAACAATGTAGTCAATCTCTTTCTGGTAGTCGGCACCCTTTAGAAGTTTTCTTGTCTCCTCGTCATAATCTAGTAGTAGGCACTTGATGTTTAGTTTTACTACCTGATTAGCATCCATCAACTCCTTTGTTGTTATCACCCGATACACGGGACCAAAGGATCCCTCTAGTGATAACTTAGACACCTTAGCATCTTGTATTGTACCTGTAGTACCCAGACGATATCGTGCTCGAATGAGCTTGGAGGAGATTTGTTGCAACGAGTTTGACGCAAACCTATGCGCTTCGTCACCAATGTACACATCCCACTCTTTGTAGAAGTCCAACGCCTTCTTGTTCTTTGTCATGGAATGGATTGACTGCCAGGTTGTTATGAGAACAGGTTTGTCTGTTTCTTTATCTTTACCCGAGTACAATTGATGACAAAACTCGTCTGCATCCCAATCATCTTCTGATGCGTAATCTTCAAAGTCACTGAACATCTGTGATACCAATGATGTTGTTGGTACCATGAGTACAATGCGTCTGCCAAATTCGAGATGCCAACGAACAAAGACATAAATGATCGCGGACTTGCCCGAGCTAGTTGGGGATAAAGCCAACATGCGCTCTTTGTTAATTGCTCTGTGTATTGCGTCTACTTGGTAGTCCCGCAGCTCAATCTTCTTGCCCTTAGTGTGTATATTAAGGCATTCAATGAAATGTTGTACTTCTTCTAAAGACACTTTCGAGTCAGAATGTACTTCTTCAAAAGACGATTTGCACTCGTAACCGTTGTCCTTTGCAAACTTCTGTACGTACTCAAGCAACCCAACAGGCAAAGTCTTTCGGTGTATGTCAAAAAGTTTGGCTTTTCCATCCCAGATTTTTGCCTTGAATGTTGGCATAAACTGATGCCCAGGAACGGGAAAGGTGAAGAAGTCGCACAGTTCCTGCTCTATGCCAAAGTCATCTGATGTTACTTGTAATGTTGCTTCGTTCAGCTTGGAGATCACTAGACTCATGAAAATACCCAGAATTTTTACACTCTGGGTATTTAGTCTACGTTCCTGCCACGAATTTTGAAAACTAGTATTTTATAAATAGAAATGAACCTCGCGGGACTGCAATCCCCAGGCTCTCTAGTCAACACCACTAAAAGGAGTCTTTATGACCAGCTCATTTATTTATTATGTATATGCTTATATACGATCAAAAGATACAGCAACTGCAAAAGCCGGAACACCATATTACATTGGAAAAGGAAAAGGTAACCGTGCATATAGAAAACATAGTGTACCTGTACCCAATAACAGAAACTATATAATTTTTTTAGAAACTAACTTATCGGAAGTTGGTGCGTTAGCCTTAGAGAGATTTTATTTGAGATGGTGGGGTTGCAAACACTCTGGTGGAATTTTACGGAACATTATTGATGGTTATGGCTCAGGTGCTACTAATGTTGGGCAACACATATCAGAAACAAAATCTTCTAAAGAATGGAGAGAAGGTCCTGGTAAAATTGCAGGTGAAAAAATTTCAAAAGCAAAATTGGGTGTTAAGTTTACCGAAGAGCACAGGAGGAAAATTAGTGAATACCAAAAGAATAGAATTGTTTCTGATGTAACTAAAGAAAAAATGTCAAAGTCAAGATCAGGTATAAAGCAGTCAAACTCTCATAAAGAAAACATCCGCAAAGCAAACATAGGTCTTAAACTAATATCTAAAAAAGATAATCCACTAGAACGAAAAAAGGTCCCTGCCAATGAACTTCAAACATTTCTTTCTAATGGGTGGGTCCTAGGTGCACAAGGAACATCTCACTTGTCATTACGCAAATCTTAACTGCCCGATAAAAACTTACTATACTCTATAAAATTCCTGATAGACCAATCTCTGCCTTTTATTTGCTGTAAGATAGACTCTAGCTGATACTGCATGTTCTCCATGTACTGAATCTTTAGCTTGATCTTTATGATGTCCGAGTCGCCATCTAGTTTTTCGCCCATTGTGCTCTTTAGTGGCTTTAGACCCTGGTACTGCTTTAGATTGTGCTCTTGTAGCTCTTCTTGTGTAAGCTCACCATTGTAGTACCTTGTCTTGAGCTCTTTTAGTTCAAGGTAGTCAGAGGACAATTTTAGCAATTTACTCTTGCATTGCATTAGCAGTTCAAGGTACTTCTGATGCAAGTTAGCAGAGCGTAGTGTTTCCTCTGTTAGCTTGTTTCGATCAATGCCGCAATCAGCAGCCCATAGCTCATTGATTTGTTCTATGTTCATAGTTACAATACGACTAAAAATTGTATTGTAACAGACAACTAGGTTAAGTCAAGTTTGAAATAAGAATACTCTAAAGTTAGACTTGCTGTTGCGTATGGCACATCGGTGTTAGTTGAGCTAAATTCCACACCACCAAGTTGAGTGGGATAACAATCAACAAATGAGAAGGTTCTTACGGGTGTGTTATTTGGACCAAGAACAATTAGCCTTGCGTCGGAATAGTTGTTTGCAAGTTCTGATGATTCTGAAAAACCTCTCAACATGTTCTCGGTTGTGTATTGAGTGGAAGTCTCAGGAAATCCCAGTCCCTTCATCCAATTGTAAACTTCAATCCAGTTGTTCATCTGCCCATCAATAGCAAACTGCAACTGTAAGTCACTAAACTCAAGTCTCTCTGATGGGATCTTGATAACAGATAGGGGTGTTGGAGTTTCTAAACCAGCTAAACTAATGCTGGGTAGGTTTACTTGTTGGCAGAAGAAAGTTACCTTTGGAAGTCGTTCAATGCTAAGAATGAACCCATTAGGGCTCAAAAAATTAAGATCACTTGAAGGACAAGAAAGTGTAGCCATAAGATTTCCTTTACTTGTATTTAGTAATGAAAAAGCCCAGGGGGTTGCCCTGGGTATAAAACTAGCTTGCGCTAGTATCGGAGTCAGGCTCCTAAATCTATTTAGGTTGTTGCGGATCGCTGTCTTTTTAGAGTTTGAAATCTACTCTAGAACACTATATAATACAAGACAAACATGCAATTATAGGTTGGAACTATGCTAGAAACTTTTACGGGACAACAATGGAAACTTCTAATCAAGTTTGTACAAGATCCCTCGAAATACAAAAATGGATCACATTTTTATACCAAAGCAATAGAAGAGTTGGAATCTCTAAATTTAGACGGCAGGGGCATTAGAGAAAAAGCCGCTATGTACAGAAGTGGAATTTCTAAAATTCCTTTGTGCAAATGCGGTGAAAAGGTAGCGTTTAGCTTATCAACATACAAATGGGCTAAAAATTGTGGTCAAGCGTGCTATTTGAAAAATATTAAACAAGGTGCAAAACCCATTTCAGTAAACGGTAAAGTATACTCATCGTTAGCAGAAGCATCAAAGGTGCACAACAGCATCTATGAAAATCTATACGATGCAAACAACCATAACGTGTTCTACATATCAAACCACAAAGAAACCTGTTTGGAAAATTTGTGTAAAAGTAATCCGTTACTTGTTGATGAGCCATGGTTGAAAGAACAAAAGAAAAACAATGTATCAATAAATGAACTAACCAGCATTCTCGGTGTTAGTAGAGAAACAGTGAATAACGCTTTCTTGTTTTTTGGTATTGATAGAAAATTCAATCAGTTACCAACAGAAGCTATTGAGATGTTGAATAACGAAGACCTATTCAAAACAGAATTTGAAGCACACGGTTCAGAAGTTATGGCTACAAAGTATGGTTGCTCACCCACTACAATACTAATCAGAGCGAGAGAATTGGGCTGTAAGATGGGTAGAACGGTTTCATCCATTGAAACGGAGTTGAAAACTTTCATTGAGTCTTTTGACATACCAGTATTACAATCTGACAGAACATCAATTTCACAAGAACTAGACTTGTATGTGCCAAGCAATAAACTTGCTATTGAGCTTGATGGTCTTTTTTGGCATAGTGAATGGGATGCTGTTTCATCTAACAAAAATAGACATAAAAAGAAGTATCAGCTGTGTTCAGACAAAAACATTACACTGTTGCGGTTCACTGATTATGAAACAACCAACAAACTTGGCATTGTAAAATCAATGATTGCGTCAAAACTTGGTATGTCTGATACGGTATACGCAAGAAAATGCGTAGTAAAGAAACTCAGTGGTGGGGAAACAAAAAAGTTCTTTGAAACAAACCATCTTTCTGGCTACTCGTCTTCTTCTGTAAATTTGGGTTTATTTTACGAAGATGACCTAGTAATGTGCATGTCATTTGGCAAACCAAGGTTCAATAAAAAATATAGCTGGGAAGTGGTAAGAATGGCGTCTAAGTTGAATGTGAATGTGGTTGGAGGTGCATCTAAACTACTGGCTTATTTTAGAAAGAACCATCTCGGTTCAATCATAAGTTACTCAGACAATAGAACTGGCAGCGGCAATACGTATAGGCAATTGGGGTTTGATCTGATTGCAGAAACTGACCCCGGTTATTTTTATGTGAAGAAGAATAAGGTGTTCTCTAGATTCATGTTTCAGAAAAATAAAATACAAAAGTTGTGCCCGATATACGACTCACAAAAAACTGAATTTGAGAACGCTATATCAAATGGTTATGGTAGGTATTGGGATTGCGGAAACAAAATTTGGGTTTTGCAATGAAAAAGCCCTCCATAAAGAAGGGCTTTTGTGACTTTTACTAAACACCCTTGCGAGTGTTTAGTAAACCGTGTTTTTCACATGATGTTTAGAACACGAACCTTGCGGTAGTAGACGTTAGCATTAGCTGTTAGTGCGCCTGTTACTGCATTGGCACCTTGGCTGAATGGGTTTGCTACCATGCCATAACGAGTCTGGAACGCAATCTTTGGCTGGAAGCTGTCAGGATCAACAGCGCGCATCATTTGTAGTGGAACATATGGTGCGTAGAATAGACCAGCATCAGTGCTTGAAGCGCCCTTGTAACCCATTACAAAGTATTGTGGGTTAGCGCCGCCGTTAGCGGTATATGGATCGATATAAACCTTGTACTTGCCGTTTAGAACACCAGCAAATGTTGTTGATGTGTCATCAACTGTTAGGCTTGCGTTACCAGCTAGAGCAGGTGTATAGTCTAGAACACCAGCCATTTGTAGTGCGGAAGCAACGTCTGCAGAGCAGATAATGAAGTTGCCGCGACCACGACGTGTTTGTTGACCAATTACGTTGGCTTCACGTTCGATTTGGAACATTAGACCCTTGAACTTTTCAACAGACCAACGACCGTTAGCGTCAACGTCTAGGTCGAAAGTACCAGCAGTTGCAACTGTACCAGCAACAGCACCAACCTTAGCGGTGTTGTAAACTGTACGAACTACTTCACGGTTGATTTCGGCTAGGATTTCTGCGCTTAGGATGTTGGATAGCTCTGCCTCGGCATCAATACCATGAATTGCCTTCATGTCTTGTGCTAGTTCTAGAGAGTACTCAGCCTTTAGCTTACGTGTCTTGGCTTCAACAGCAATCTTTTCGATGCTGAAAGCCATCTGGTTGAAGTCGGGGTTAGCACCACCAGTGCCTAGAGCTTCACCAACTGCTGTGGACATACCAACGCCAGTAACGTTTGTAGCACCGTCAGCAAAATCATAAGCTGCTTGTGTACCAGCACCGTTTACACCTGAGAACTCGGTGTTAGCTTCGTTGAATAGAGCCTCGTCGCCACCTTGTGTGGAATACTTGCTCTTCATTGCGAAGATTAGGCCTGTTGGCTGTGTTAGAGGCTGTACGCCAGCGATGTCATAAGCGATTAGCTTTGGCATTGAGCGACGAACTAGAGAGATTAGAACTGGATCAAACTTAGCTACGCCGTTTGAATCAGGGAAAGAACCAGAGCTGTTAGCTGGTGCATCTTCAGTTAGTTGCTGAGCCTTGCCCATTTCGCGTTGCTGGTTCTCTAGTAGAACGGCAGTAACTTCCTTACGATAGCTATCAGTGATCTTTGGTAGATCGCTGTGCTCTAGAACTGGTGCCCACTTTGCTGCTAGGGCTTTACGGTCGATTGTCATAATCGTTTTCCTTTGTTAAAAATTAACGGATAAGAGAGCTGATTGTTTTCACATAAGCCTGCATTGATGCAGGTACAGCTTTTTCCTCTTGGATGGTTTCTTCTGCTAGGATTGAAGGAGTTTCAACCTTAGCTGCCTTCTTTACAAAATAGTTTTCACGAATTGTTTGCATTTTTTGTGCGAACGATTCAGAGTCTTCAAAACTGATTTCTTCTGCTAGCGTTTGTAGCTTTTCGGCTTCAACATCGCTAAGACCTTCACATGCTTCTGCAACAATAGACTCACGAGCGCTTTCGTTTAGAGCCTTGTGTAGCTCTACGTTCTTAGCAACTGTCTCGTCTAGTTTAGCATTCAATGTTTCAATCTCAGATTCCATTTCACCGACTAGGTCGAATTTTTCTTCCGGAACTTCAATATAGTGTTGTTCAAAAAGATTCTTCAGCCCGCCGACAAACGATTCAAGAATGTCAGATTTCATACCAGATTCAAGGGCAACTTCATTATTCTCCATCCACTGCTCAACCATTAGGTTAAGGTATCCATCAACGTGTTCAACTAAACCCTCAACTGTGCTTTCAATTTCTTCTTGTAGCTTAGTTTCGTACTGTGCTTCTAGAGCCTCTGTAATACGAGCTACTTCTTCTTTGATGCGGCTTGTTACAGCTGCTTCAAAAATTGTTTCTGCCTTTTGGCGGAATTCTTCGGTTAGACCGTCTTCGCCATTGAATAGAGCTGATACGTCAGCAGACATATCAACGGCTTCGTCTTCTGCAATTACTTCGTCTTCTGTTTGCTCTTCGTTTTCTAGCTTGGCTGCGCTCTCTGGAGCAACTGCGCCTTGAGTAACACGATTTGCCTTCTTAGAAGTACCACCCTCTGCTTCCTTCTGATCAACCTTCATGTTTTTCTTGTTTGAAGGCTCATCACCAGAATGAGCTGGAACAACTTCGTTGGCTTCATCTAGTTGCTTAATCTTTTTTGATTCTTCCAGTAGTTTCTGGATGGTGTTTTCTACAGACATCGAGGTCTCCTATGAATATTCTATAAGTATTTATAACAATCTGTTTTTCTAATTTACTTGATTTGTTCCAAGAATTTAGTAAACAACATTAGTTTCTGTTCTTGCAGGCTCTTAGCAGACATGGTTTTTACTGTCTTTTGCATAGTTTCTGCAATAACCCAGTTACCGGAAGAAGCATCAAATACCCATTCTTTGCCTTCCATGATACCCTCAACCCAGCAATCAATTCCGCTGGGGTCACTTACCAAGTCAATAGTGTTTAGAACAAAGTCATCTTGAACTAGTTTTACGCCATTCTTTTCAGAAATGCTGCCCATGCCTCTTGTAGAGACACCAAAACTAACACCTTCATCAATCAAACCCTTGGCAATTTTGCCCATAGGTAGGGTTGTTAGAATCTTTGCTCTTCCCATTACGTTATTATCTTCCCATACGAGTTTCTCAATAAGGTGAGAAGCACGCTCTGGGTTGACGTTTGGGTGTGGAGGATGATTTAGTTCACCCAAGGCGCGTCTTGCTTCAATCATTGGCTGATAAGCTGCAACAGCTTTTTCCAAAACTGGTTTGGAATAGATTCTGTTATTGCGATTTTGTTTCTCAGACTGTGCAAAGATGCCTTCGATGAAATATTTCTTTTCGCCCGACATGTCTTTTGCTTCAGTCAATACCTTGACTGTGCTGTCGGTGCCTTGTGAATCTAGTAGGAAGTTCATGGTGTTACTGGCTCCTGGATTCCTGATTGTTCTGTTCTAATCAGTGTCTTGTACCCCGACACTTTACGCAACTTTAGCACAAGTTGCCCTTCGGCACCAGAACTAGTTACTACTATGTCGCTTGTGTTTTCTGTTGAATCACTAGCGCCGCC